TTACTTTAATTTTTTTTAATTTTTGCTTTTTTTTTACTTTAAATTTTTTAATTTACTTTAATTTTTTTTAATTTTTGCTTTTTTTTTACTTTAAATTTATTATAGTATGATAAATATTATTTATGTAATTATCATAATAATTATTTAGAGCGTTCTGTATGAACTTAAATCTTCAAAGGTGTATTATATTAAAGAGATTATTATATTATAATGAAATGGAAAATAATAATTCTATTATAATAACTGAACCTTCTATCGTTTCATATTATCAAGAGAACCCAAATTTAAACATAGTTAATATGAATCTTATTTTTATTGATATTTTGAAAAACCTCTCTTCCAATCTTTCCAATACAATCAATGATACTATTAACTACAAGATACTTTCTATAGTTTCCGATATTGATAAAAATATTTCAACCTTTAAATCCGATATTATTTTAAACTTTAATGAAAAACTTTTACAAACCAAGAAGGATTATATTGAAGATTTAAAATTTCAGATTCTCTCTAATAATGAAAAAGTATCTTCTATCATTGATAAGAATACAGACACTATCTTGACTAAAACGACATCTATCATCAATGATATTATTCCAAAGAGTCAAGACAAGAACTATATCCAAATTGAAAACTGTATCAAGTCATTCTGTTCTTCAATTGAACAAGATACTAAAAGGTTATTGGAGACAAAGAATAAAGATGAAAACTCAACCAAGATTATTATAGATAACATTGAAAGCAACTTTTCTAAAATGGTTTCAAGTATTCAGAATCCTATATTTAATTTAATACAGACAAGTGAGGAGAGAACAAGCACCGGAATACAAAAGGTTAAAGATGAATTCACTCAACAACAGATCATCCAAGAGAAATTATCTAATGAATTGAATGATTTCTTGAATAAATATAAGAATAATTCAAGCCTGAAAGGAGGTGTATCTGAGAATGAATTGTATTTTATGATTCAATCAATTATGCCTTGTGATGAAATTGTAAAAGTTTCTACTGAGACAGCGAGTTGTGATTTCAAAGTTAACAGAAAAAATAAAGACAAACCTACTATTCTTTTTGAAAATAAAGACTACAATAGAAGTGTTTCAACAGATGAAGTAAAAAAGTTTGAGAGAGATCTCCAATTACAAAAATTTCATGGTATTTTTATCTCTCAAAAAACACCAATTACGTTTAAAGATAATTTCCAAATTGATATTATTAATGGATTAATACATATCTACATTCCCAACGCAAATTATGATATTGAAAAATTAAAGGTAGCGATTGATATTATAGACAGTTTATCATCAAAATTACTTATTATAAATAACAATAATGATGATGAGGAATATTCAATCAGCAAAAAGGATATTGAAGAACTTACCGATGAATTTCGTAATTTTGCTATGCAAAAATTATCAATTATGGAAACTGTTAAAATTATGAGCAAGCAATTGTTAGACAAGTTGGAAGACATGCAACTTCCAAAAATTAAAAATATTCTAGTTAAATGTGGTATCATTGAAAATGAAAGCTTTAATTGTAGTTATTGTAATTATCAGGCAAAAAATAAAGCATCTCTATCTGCTCATTCAAGAAATTGTAAATCTAATCCTAATTCAAAAAATAAAAAAGAGGATAATATGGAACCTATAATTGAACTATTGATTCCAGAAGTTGTTGAAAAGATAGAAATTGAAACAATTGATACAGAAGTGGTAAAAAAGAATAAACTAAAAAAGTAAATATTATTATTATATTCGTATACTATATATGAATATAATTTATTTGAATCCCTCCTTTTATGCTCACATCATGAATGGGATTATTTTATTGATTGCGTTTATTCTGCTGTATACAAATTATTCAAAAATTACTCGTTTAGAACCATATAAACAAATTTGTTTAACATTGCTTTTGTCTATGAGCATTGGAATTCACGGATTATCACATTTAGGATTGGAAAAAGGGTATGGATATAATCCTATTTCTATTATGTTTGAACCCAATTGAAGAATTAAAAACACTTTCCAAAAAATCATAAACGAGAGAAACAACGGATCTAAGAAAAATAGTTATTATCTTCTAATATTTTTGTGAAACAATCAAAATCAGTCAAACTCATTTTGTGACAAGAAATTATATTTTTTACATCGACCTGATTTATGTGACATGGAAACCCTTTGTAATTACAATGTAAAAATGACATATCATCTATCTTAACAATTGTAGAATTTATTTTTGGTAATTGAATTAAACCAGCAATAGCCACATCACTTGCTCCTGCTAGGTCACGAACTACATTATTATCAATACATAATTGTATCCAGCTCGTTGGTGCGTTTTCTAACAATGGATACAGCTTGGCCAAACAGACCATTGTTATTATAAATCCTGGTCCACCACTGTGAAAATATATTTTATGTTTACCAATATATCTATCGTCTCCATGACCACCTATATACAAATTGTCCATGTGATCATACTTACCAATAAACTGTAACAACCTTTTGATGTTTGGATACGTATCTGTTCCACATACAAATATGAATTTGGAATTATAATTTTCATATATATATTTTAATCCCAACATTTGTTTATATAATGCTGACATGTTGTCATTTTCAACACCTTGTAAGTTTATGTAATTTGGTCCTGTGATATCTGTTTTGGCTTCACCCAAAAAAAATAATAATTCAATATTTGATTGCGATTTTGCCACCTTACCCCATGTATCGTTTATCTTTATTATTTCTTGTCTATAACGTTCTATTGTATCACAAGCAAATACACAAATAACTAAATCAACATCTTTCATTGTAAATATATGTAGTAATCTATTTATAATGATATTTTTAATCATTTATAGCGAGCAGCAGGTGTAAACTACCCCAGACAATGGGCTACCCGCACACCCCCCAGACTCATATGTGCATACTCCATCCGTAAAATAATAATTGTATGTTCCTAACTGATTAGCGCAGTAGTTGCACATCCAAGCACATCCGGTTCCCGAAGATACCGAGAATGAGACGCAATTGTTGGGGATTATCTGCGTAGTATTGTAACCAACAGAGGTCCCAGACAGCAAAGAGGCAAACAACAACAACTTCTTCATTATTTAAAATAGAAGAATATTATTTTACTAAAATACCCCAAAATAATTATTTGTTGAAAACTGGGAGTTATTCTTATAAAGTTTTATAATCATAAACAATGAGATAATTGGACAACCTATCAAATAAGATTAGCTTGGAGGATCTTTACAAATCCTTTAAGTTGTTTTGGGAATTTATATTTAAAATCACATATTTTTTGTTTTCCCAAGACTTTTTTGGCAAAACCGATTTTGGACATTTATAAATGTCCATTTTCTGATTTCCCAAAAAAGTCTTGGCAAAAAAAGTGAAAAAATGAGTTTAGACCATAATCGTCTTATTTTGTATTTTTGATATATATTTTTGTTAGCATAACTTTTTTTGGATTTTAAGTCAAACATAAAAAAATAAAATATATGGAAATATTAAGGAAATGCCGGAAAAGACAAAAATGCCAAATAAGTTTTATTGTGAATGTTGTGACTATTCGTGCTCTAAAAAATCAAACTTTGAAATTCATCTCGCAACTGATAAGCATTTTTGGAAACAAAATGGAAATGCCGGAAATGCCGAGAAATCAAATTGTTTGAATTATACATGTGACAAATGTAATAAAGTATATAAATCTGCAAGTGGTTTATGGAAACACCAGAATAAATGTAAACACGAAAATATAAATGATAGTGAACAGATAGACCTCAGTTCACTTGATATAAATCTAATCATGCAACTTTTGAAACAGAATGATGAATTCAAAAACTTAATGGTAGAGCAAAACAATAAAATGATGGAAACTTTTCAGGAAACCTTTCAAGGCACTATCCAAGAAGTGTGTAAAAATGGTATTAATAATAACAATTCACACAATAATGTAAACTCTCACAATAAAACATTCAATCTACAAGTATTTTTGAACGAACAATGTAAAGATGCTATGAATATAATGGATTTTGTTGATTCTATCAAATTGGATTTGAATGATTTGGAGTCCGTTGGCAAGCTTGGATACATCAATGGGATCTCCAATATTATTATCAAGAACTTGAAAGCCCTCGATGTTCACATGCGACCCGTTCACTGCACAGACTTGAAGAGAGAAACCATGTATGTTAAATCTCAAAATGAATGGGAAAAAGAGGATGAAGAGAATAAAAACATCCGCAGGGCTATCAAACACATTGCCTTTAAAAATTATAAAAACCTGGAATTATTTCAAGAATTACATCCAGATTGTTTGGAGTATGATTCTAAGCACGGAGATCATTTTTTGAGGTTGAGGATAGAGGCCCTTGGAGGAGGATCATCAAATGTGGATTATGACAGTCAAACTAAGATTATTAAAAAGATAGCCAAAGAGGTGACAATCGATAAAACACAAACATAAAGCTATGATATAATTGAAAATAATTATTGATAATGTTATATTATCAATAATTTAATTTGAATATGTTATGTAAACATATTACGTTGTTAAATTTAACAGTTTATTCAATGGTATCAGGCCATATTGTAACATAATTTTTTTCTCATCTGGTGTTGCCGACTTATAAAAATCTATATTCGAAAACTCCTTTATGTATTTTGAGGTTGGTGTGGTTCCAGCCATACTCTTGATTATTAATTGGCTCGCGGGTGATCTCGAATAAAACTCCTCTGACAATGACCGCGGTTTATCGATTTTTCTGGGAATTTCCATTAGTATTGCACAATACTATATTTTTATACTGTTTTCATAGATCTCTTTTGAAAAAAGAGAACAAAACATGTATTGGGGGTTTACGGGGGCGTGCCCCTGTACTAAATAGAATCCGCATCAACCATTTCCTTGACAAGTTCCTCAAAACTACAGCGAGGCACCCACCCCAGCTCAGTTCGCGCCTTTGTGCTATCTCCAAGCAACTCTTCCACCTCTGCTGGCCTGAAATATTTATCGGAGATGAAAACTAGCTCACGACCAGTGATTTCATCGTATCCAACCTCATTGACACCAGTTCCTCGCCACTTAATTTGAAACCCTTTTAAAGCGAATGACTTCTCAACAAACTCTCTCACACTGTGATACTCATTCGTGGACAATACAAAATCATCTGGGATCTCTTGCTGTAACATCAACCACATTCCCTCCACATAGTCTTTTGCGTGCCCCCAATCCCTCAGCGAATTGATATTGCCGAGGATCAGCTTATCTTGCTTCCCCGCCACAATATTTCCTAGAGCAATCGTCACCTTTCGTGTCACGAAGTTGTGACCTCGACGCGGGCTCTCATGATTGAATAAAATTCCTGAACAAGCATACATATTGTATGATTCGCGGTAGTTTTTGGTAATCCAATAACTGTATAGCTTGGCAACTCCGTATGGCGACCGCGGATAAAATGGCGTCGTTTCCTTCTGGGGAACCTCGACAACTTTCCCATACATCTCAGATGTCGACGCCTGATAAAATCGAATCTTTCCCATATCAATACCGCAAATTCGCAAGGATTCTAGCAATCGAAGGGTTCCCATAGCATCAACGTCACAGGTATATTCTGGCATCTCAAATGATACCTTCACATGACTCATCGCACCCAAATTGTATACTTCCAACATGCCCAAATCCAAATATTTGTTCTTGATTTCAATTAACACATTCAACAAATTGGAGCTATCCGTCAAATCACCATATCGCAGTGTTAACTTGTCAAAAATGTGTTCAATTCGGTGTGTGTTTATATTGGAAGAACGCCTAATAATACCCCACACATAATACCCCTTTTTAACCAAAAATTCAGCAAGATATGACCCATCTTGTCCAGTAATTCCAGTAATAAGAGCAACTTTTGACATTAAATGAGTATACAAGTTTGTTTTTATTATACTTTTTATACAAGTATAATAAATGTCTTTTTATGTATATCTCTTAGTTTCGAGCGATAATGCGACGTATGTAGGGGCCACTGTAGATCTTGATAGACGTCTTCGACAACATAACAAGGAAATTAAAGGCGGAGCCCATGCGACAGGGTCTAGGGTCAACAATGGAAGCACTTGGGAACGCGCATGCCACGTGGCTGGGTTCCCTGACTGGCCGGCTGCGTTACAATTCGAATGGCGATGGAAGCAATTGTCTCGAAAACTATCTGCTAAAATGTTCCCACTTGAGAGAAGAATGACTGCCTTGAAGCAATTGCTGAGTTTGGAGCGTCCCACAACCAAAGCAATCACATATGCGGAATGGCCAAGTCCACCACAAGTCAATTTTGAAATTGATAAGGCACAAGAATTTTACGATTTAGTATCAATATCTTGAAGTAGTCCCTGCATAAATACAATCTCATCATTTTGGCGCTGAATAATATTCTTGGCTATTTTCGCAACATTGTAATTATTCGTCTTTTCAAGTATTTTTTCGCTGGTTAACAATGCCATTGAGTGATGCTCGATCATCTCCTCTAAATACTGCTTGTCCTTTATTGCCACCTGCTTTCTATAGAAGTAAATGAATATGCCTAGCACAATTAACATGGCTAAATAGGAGCGTGTGCTGAACACCCCGTATTGGTGATCATGCATCATGACCTCTATCACGATCATAGCAACAGCCATTATAACAGACAAATATGCCTTACTGTAACTATGTCGTATATTGGTAAACTTGTCAGCGACAATTATGCTCATAAAAAAATATTGGAGTAAGAAACCCGTAATAAACATAACAATGATTGTCTCTTTGATACGCATTATACACTATTGTGACATAATAAACCGAGGAACCAAAGTTCTCCAAACCCCTCCTTTTACGTGTTTTTCTCAAAAATCAACCTTTAGAAAAGGTTGAAATGATTAGAATTTAAAATTGAAATGAATTTGAAATGTACGAGTAAAGTAAATTAAAAGTTAATAAAAATAAATTTTAAAAGATGGACTCGACTGAAGTGTATTACTATCTCAAGGAAAATGTGAGTACAAAAGAATATAGAATGTATAAATATATACATAATTTGGAATTAAAGTTTGTGCCAAAATTATACAGTTATGATAAAAATAAAAAAACGCTAAAAACACAAAGAATTAATGGTTTAACAATTGCTGACTTGTATGGTGAAGATTTTTGTAAAGTACCAAAAAGAATTATAACTCAAATACGAGCAATCATAAAATATTTGTATAACATAGGTATTATTTATCCAGATATAACGGGTTATAACTTTATTCAAGATAAGCAATCGCGTGTATGGATTATTGATTTTGAACACTGTTTTTATACAAACAAGTATAATAATCAAATGATAACTAATGTAAGTTATCATTCAAATGGTGCTAATAAAATAACAGATAAAGATGAACATATGAATTTTGTTTATGGGTTTTGTTTTAAGGGACAGAAAAGCTGGAACCCATATTTCAGTTAAAAAAACTATTTACGACCTTTCCTACTCTTTTTATTATTTTTATTTTTTCTATTTTTTCTAATAGTCTTTTTATGTTTCTTTGAATAACCGCCTTTTTTAAAGTTATCTATGTAATCCATAGCTTCCAAGTACTCTCTTTCATAATCAATTGATTCTGGTTGCTCAGGATTTGTTCCACCGACAAATGAGTTTAGTTTGGGCATTTTTGGCTTCAATAAATAAGCAACTCTAACAGATGATAATAGTTGATAGAATCCATTATTAAAATAAGCGGCTAACTCATCCATCGATTCAAAAATTGTAATAAAATTTTTCATAAAAGTTGAGTTATGACTAATATAGATGCAGTTTGTTGTATCTATCAAAGGTCTAAAAATATCATTATAACTTTTTCCATTGAATATAGGGACAAACGCAAATTCAATATTTTTGAATTTATTTGTTAATTTTGAAATCAACAGTTGATAAACTCCTTCGTCAGCTGAGCTGGGTCTGTATAATACATTTTTACCTTCATTCAATAATTTATACATTAATGATATCACTTTTACTTCATCTTTTATTTGCGGACCTTCTTCTTTTGTAAAATTGGTATTGTGTATTTCTGCCAGGTTTAATCCTTCGTTGAATACATATAATCCATCCGCATTCATACTTGTTGCGCGTTTAATAATTATATCACTTAACTCATTTTTTTTATCAAATCTAGTTTGAAAAGGGTAAATATATAAAGGTTGTTCATTATCGCTAGTGTTTCTACCTTGTTCAACATAACCCTTTTCATACAATAATGCGTTTCCATCATCAATATAATATACATTGCTCATAAATTTCAAATAATCCTTAACACCAGCTGTATATTTAACATCTGGAAATGCTAAGAATTCATAATATTCTTCAGAAACAGGTTCCAAATTGTAGTCTAAAAAATTATAGAACTTGGGCGTACGATCGCTTGAGGCACCCGAACCAGATGCTGTATCCTCACTAGTTAAACATTCTGGGTGGTCAATTATGATAGTTGATTCCATTAAAGGAACATTATAATCATATATCTCACTTTCTAACAATCGATCATTATAATCAAGCGTTAACCATAAATATTCAATAGGCAACTGAATAATCTTCATATTTAATAACATTTTCTTAGTGTTGAAAATCATAGATATTATTCTATCATCCGCCTTACCTTTTTGATAAGCCTTTGATGATTCTGTTATCCACATATCTAATAATAAACGACTATCCACGGAAGTTGAAAAAAACATAGTTCCACCAGATGTTTCAAATGTGTATGGATCATATGTAATGCTTTCTTCAAATTTATAACTAGATCTTGGATCAATCCACCATCCTCTTGCCATATAATCAACATCTCTTAAGTCAAATAAAACTGGATATTGTCTAATATTCATATCACCATCAATATATAACACAGATTTGTCACCACATAATTCTAAACACTTTTTAATAAATAATGGTTTAGCATTAATAGCCATTTGGTAACCACCTGGTTTAGCAAATTCGGGATATTCAACCGCCAAATAGTTACAGTTATTTTTGGCACATTGATTTTTCCAATTTTCAATCATAACTTCAAATTTCAATGGGTTTAAATAACGTAATTCTTGAATTAATAACTCGTTCAGTGATTTACCTTGAATACTAGGTTCTTTATAAATTTGATTCAAGTATTTTGTTAATTGTCTGTTTTTAGATTCAAATAAAACATATGCGTTATCTTTGATATTTACACTTCTTTTAATCAAGTCATTCAATTCATGTTTTCTTCTATCCAATTCATTTAAATTAGTTTTATAATCAATAGTTTTATCATTGTTCAAAAACATCTCTTTTAACCTTTCAATATCATGATTAACTTGATATAAGTCTAAGATATTTTGTTTATTTAACTTTATAAATTCTCTTGAAATAAAATAAAATATAACAAAAAGATACTCTACATTTTTGAATTCATAATTTTGTGGAGTTTTTCCAGTTTCCTTTTGCTTTTCAAAAAATTGTAATGCCTGTTCTAATTTATTGCTAGAATTTTCCGGTATTCCTGCGTATGAATAAATACTAACTAGGTATTCATTTATTTTTCTCTTTAGCATATCAATAAACTCGCGTATATCAACAATATTTTCTAGATTTTCTTGAAAAGGTGCTACATTACCTGGGTTCATTTTATTGACTGTACTAATTGAATTTACACAAAATTTTAATACTTTTTTAAAAAAACCCTCGTAGAATGACATACATGGTCTAGCAATATTATTATTTAAATTACCGCTTCCCCACCAATATGTAACAACAACGAAATTACTCTCGTTATTAACAATGGTTGGCGATTGGCTTGTTCTTGAAATAATTTCTGTTAAAACATCCATTTATGATAAAGGGATATTAAAAAATTTACTTTTGTTTTTATACCTTTTCTCTTTGAAAACGCCCATTCTGGGGCATTTTCACGAAACGCAGGCACTGCGTGCCTTGTGTCAGCGAAAAGTAACGGTTCCATGCGCATTTCTTTACTACGTTCATAACTTGTGAGAAATGCGCAAAGGTGTATAAATGATTATTGAATGTGTTTTGCTCCACTTTTTTCAAAAGTGGATTTTCAAAAGTGGAAGGGAATTAAATAACATCAATCTTAGTTTTTACACACCTCATTGCGTCAACATTTGCGTTTTTGTTCATTTTGAAATCAAATTGACAATTATGGGATTCACATACTCTGTGCTGGGCGCAAAACCGCTTATTACACCTACAATAAAAGTCAGTCAAACGCAGTTTCACGTTACACGTAGCCAAACCGCAATAGGCATCCTTGATGCTCATTTTGTCCATTTTACACAATATAATTATAGTAGATTAGATAAAATTATATTTCAATTTTTTAACCCAACCTTTGGAAAAGGTTGGTCCAAATCCGCTGTGCGGGGGTGGGGTTTACCCCCGTCTTTTGCGAGTTTTGGATCCTTTGGATCCTTTCATTATAAACTTTTTGATATCACCTCTTTGCGTATATATCATATCCACAATATTTTGAAAATATGACCTGAATTGACTACGCATTTTCATAATGTCATCCACACAAATCCACCTAATTTCCTCCTTTTCAAATATTTTCGATGATTGGATCACCTTCGGGTCAAGGCGCTTTTGTATGAATTTCTGATTATTGTTGTAATAAAACTCTAACATTGGATCATATGCCATAGGAAAAATATGCATCCGGTAAGTCTTGAAGCTTTCGCCACTCTTGTAATCAATGTTGTATGTGCCATGTTTATTCAGCAACTTTTTAATGTCATTATCGTTTCCCAAGAACCCAGTTAATTCTTCTCCTGCTTCACGCACTGCAGTTTGAAAATAGGATTCAGCGTTATCGGTCCCACCCCCAAAATCGGAAAACCCGGGAGCCGAGTCCTCAAATTTGTTTTCTTTACCAAATAAAAAATACAATTTGTTGTTTCGTATTGTTGTTGGAAGTATTCCGGCACCCATTACTATATGTTTATATATTTTTATAAATGTAATATATGAACAAAACTAGAAAACAAAACAAAGGAAAACATAATTATACCAAACGAAGAAAGAAACAGATGTATGTTGTTCCTTCCACGACTTCTCTCGAGATACAATATCTTAGTAATCGTATTGCGAGAGAAATCCCCCGGTTAAATCAAACACCATCTTCGTATAGACCAACAATCAATGTCGATCTTGTTCCGCTGAAATCAATCCCGAGAGAACCACTACTAGATTGTAACATTAAAGAAGCATTTCAATTGCGCACACCAATAAAAATTGGAATTCCAGGATATGTATATGGAAAATATTGCCACGACTACAATTCTCCCGAAGCCAAGCGTTTCCTCTTGAAAAATCTGTCCGCAAACAAACACGTTAACCCTGCCAATATTGTGCCGCCCATCCAATCCCAAGGGAACTGTTGGTTTAACGCAATGTTTGTTATGTTCTTTGTCAGCGATAAAGGTCGCAAATTTTTTCATTTCTTTCGACAATTGATGATTGAAGGCCGACAACGAGATGGTTCCATTATCCCCGAAAACATACGAAACGCATTTGCTCTCCTAAATTTTGGGATTGATGCGTGCTTAACCGGTAACAAATTTGCCTATGAGTTTGATACAAATAGCATAATACACCAATTGTTTCACAGCATCCCGAAAGAATATAGAACAAACTATGTGGTTGACGTGAAAAACGCAAGCAATCCTATTTTGTACTATACAAGTATAATCAACTATTTAAACCGGGGAACCAAGGTTCCCCAAACCCCTCCTTTATCCGGTTTTGCTCCACTTTTCCCAAAAGTGGATTTGGGAAAAGTGGAAATGCTAGTCCTGAGAAAAAGTAAAGCGGACTGGAAAGACCAAGCCCTTCGTTATATAAGGTCGATGCCCGATTTGCCTCACATCATAGTTCTTGAAATATTCGATGATGATGCTGCTACATTTAATAGAAAACCTGTTTCATTTCACATTGACAACTCTTTATACAAGATTGATAGTGCTGTCATTAGAGATACAACAAAGCACCATTTTTGCGCTACGATTACATGCGAAAAAAAAGAAATGGCATATGATGGAATGAGCTTCCATCGCCTTGTTCCTCTTGATTGGAAAGATAAATTGAATACTGATTTTAAATGGCAGTTTGCGGGGACTGATGAGAAACTTGTTTGGAATTTTACGAAATGTTATCAAATGTTAGTATATTATCGCGATTCGTAACTATAAACCTCGTGGTTGTCTATTACGCGGTATCGGCGTAAACCCTTCTACGTGCCACTTTGTAAGTAGTGCTTTTTGTTCTTGTTCCACCATCCCCTTCAACGGCGAGTGTTCTACTACCATCAACGCATCAATTCCACAATCTTTACACCACAGACAATTGTAATCTGTTCTGGAATATTTGGCCTTGTATACTTTTTTACAATAGACACACGCAACCTCATTCATTTCTCCTTGAACAAATGTATTCACATTGTTTGTCACATACGGCATGTATTCTAACTGCTCAATGCTATTATTCGTTGACATTGTTATTATATGGAAATACAATACAAATAATAACAAAGAATAAATCAATTTTTTTTGAAAATAGAATCTATGTTATTGTATAATCAACATCATTGGAATACATAGTAGATGGAACAACTTGCGTATTGTCAACTGTAGTTACCCTTACAGAATATATGCCCGCAGGAGCATCTGTTGGGACAATAAACGATAGTGTAACCGAGCTAAAAAATGTCACCGGCAAAGTATAACTGCCAAAGTTTACTCGAGTCATACCATCAAGAAGATAGTTGTTTCCAGTTATATAAATAAGCGCATAGTCTCCCTCAGGTGATGTATCCTGAGACAAACTGTAAATCATTGGAGTAATATTTGGATAAAATCCTTTGTATTTTCGACAAGCGCTATTGTGTAACCCTAGTAGTCTGTTCATATATTAACTTTTAGAAAATCCCTTTTAGAAAAAGGGGACAAAATTTTGCTCGCTTTTTTTACACCTTCGCTCATTCAAAACGCCCCCTTCGGGGGGCTGTTATGAGTGACGAAGATGATGCCGATTGCGCATTTCTTTACTACGTTAGAAATGCGCAAAGGTGTAAATCGAAATATAAATGAACCCATTGCTTTTGCATCTATTTGGTCTATACAACATGAGCCAATTGTCTATTGGTGTGTGGATGCAAATAAAAATAAGTTAAAAATGTAAAAATAATCGTTGCTTTGCGAATATTAAATTTATTTAAAAAAAATGATAATATATATTTATAATATATTGTATATGAGTGAACAACTCCTACATTCTTTTGCTGGAACCAATGGCATATATCCTCAGGCTAGTGTAATTTACCAAAGTGGAATATTATATGGAACTGCACATAGTGGTGGTAGTGGTGGGTATGGAACATTGTTTAGTTATAATGTATCATCAAATAATTTTACTACTTTATATTCTTTTCCTAGTGGCATCTCAGTTGTTGGGAAATATCCTGCTGCTAATGTCATTTATCAAGGTGGAATATTATATGGAACTACAAATGCCGGTGGTACTAGTAATAAAGGAACATTATTTAGCTATAACTTATCAACAAATACTATAACTACTTTACATACTTTTACTGCAATTGGAAGCGATGGGTCACAACCTTATGCTGGTGTCATTTACGAAGGTGGAATATTATATGGAAATACATATAATGGCGGTAGTAGTGATTTAGGAACATTATTTAAGTATGATTTTTCAACAAGTACTTTAACTACTTTATATTCTTTTGCTGGACAACCAACCGATGGGGCATATCCTGAGGATGGTGTCATTTATCAAAGTGGAATATTATATGGAACTACAAATAGAGGTGGTAGTAGTAATTTAGGAACATTGTTTAGTTATAACTTAGCATCAAGTACTTTGACTACTTTATATTCTTTTACTGGAACCAATGGGTCACTTCCTCAGGGTGGTGTAATTTATGAAAGTGGAATATTATATGGAACTACAAATACTGGTGGTACTAGTAATTTAGGAACATTATTTAGCTATAACTTAGCATCAAATACGTTAACTACTTTACATTCTTATACTGGAACTGGAACCGATGGGTCACGACCTCAAGCTGACCTCATTTATCAAGATGGAATATTATATGGAACTACATATGCTGGTGGTACTAGTAGTTTAGGAACATTATTTAGTTATAATTTAACATCAAATACTTTAACTACATTTTATTCTTTTACTGGACAACCAACCGATGGGTCAAATCCTCAGGCTGCGGTCATTTATCAAGGTGGAATGTTATATGGAACTACAAATAGAGGTGGTAGTGGTAATCAAGGAACAATATTTAGTTATACAATTACAACACCTGTTCCGCCTACACCTATATCTGATATTTGCTTTCCTGCCGGAACACTCATCACTACAGATCAAGGAGAAATTAGCATTGAGAAAATCATTCCTTTTGAAAATACTATTAATAATAAGACTATAAAAGCTATCACAAAAACGATTTCACTTGATACTTATTTAGTATGCTTTGATAAGAATGCGTTAGGAAAGAATTGTCCTAATAAAAAAACAATGATGAGCAAAGATCATAAGATACTTTATAAAGGCAAAATGATAGAAGCATATAAGTTTTTGAGTCATTTTGAAAAGGTTGAAAAAGTGGATTATAATAAAGAAATTCTTTATAATGTATTAATGGAAAAATACGAAAAAGTAAATGTAAACAACATTATATGTGAAACGTTACATCCAAATAATATAATAGCAAGGTTATACAATAGTTGTTATGGAGAGGAATACAAAAATAATATAATACGTATAATGAATAAAAATATAAATAAAAATAATAAAAATTCTTATACAAAAATTAAGGATTCATACCGAAATTTTTTTGGGGCGGTATCACCGGTACCGTCACTGTAGTATCGTCATACCGTTCGGTATTCGAAAAAAGCATGTTCAATGCGCAATAGTATAAAAAGTTTTATTTGAATCTTCGTGGGTGTATATTTTAATATTTAATTTTACAACCAAAATAATTTAAATACATTTTGGTTGTAAATATAATGAGAATTATTCGTATGTTCAGTAGTGCGTCAAATCAAACAACAAGGTATATTATAAAAGATATGGGGTTCCCCGCATGTGCTAATTGCAAACATTTTATCCCCTATGTAAGCCCAATGTTACATTCCGACAAGGAAGTGGACATAATGTATTCAAAGTGCCGTATGTTTGGATTTAAAGATCGCGTATCGGGGCAAATATTCAATCATTTTGCTTATATTTGTAGAAACGATTCAAGTATGTGTGACAAAAATGGATTTCATTATGATGAAATCAGCGATATTAATCGCCCGAAATAAAAGCACGTTTCATGTAAAAATCTTCTAATGATTGTTTAAAAGACGCCACAATATCGTTTTCTCCAGTATATACATACGCATTATCCAACTTGTAAACCCCTTGTAATTCACGGTCCAGTAAAAAGTTCAACTTATATGCCAACCCATAATTGATAGAACTGGTAAGTTTATTTTTATAATATTGTGGGTGCGTTTGTTTCGATATTAATGGAATAATCGAATAACAGTCCAAAAATTCCCTGTGATAATTGATAAAATCTAAATTGTATCTCAATAATAGTTTGCTCGCATATTTTTTAAATCTATCATCTAACTTTCCTCGCCCCAATATTTTAATCTTAAAATCAAATTTATAGGTTTGTTGTAATAGCAGATCAAGCAGTTTGTAATTTCTACGCTGGTCACTGAGATTTCCTTGAATTACATATATTGGGATTGAACTATCAAACTTGCTCTCTTGAAAAGGAAGAGAATCACAAATAATGTGATTGGTATTATTCAATGGGGTCAAGAAAAACACATTTTTGCTCAATGTATTGAATACCTCATGGGATATGTAAAAATGCCTTCTATCATTCAGTTGTTTAAATTTGTTTGGATATACAGTACAATTTATACAATAATCATACCGTTGTGGAACCCCAAATTTAATATTTGGGTAAGTATATTTTACATATGCGATAAAACTCTTGTCAAAGTAACAGGTCAAGTATATTTCATCCTGATTGCTTTTATCCCTGTGAATAATTTGGTTATATTTTTCTATAATATTAATCACAATCTCATAGTGAAAATTTACAGTATTTACGATAAATAGTATCATTTATTATATAATATGTTTATTATACAATGAAATTAACAAAATACAGTGAAAAAACCCCTAACTTGGGCGACGCAATCCAAACAATTGCTTTAGAACGATTTTTACAAAAGAACTCTATAACTTGTGATGGTTATGTTGATAGAAAATGTATGACAGATGATATGATTGTAAATGGATGGCATAGACATGACAATGAAGTATTGCCGAAACGGGCCAAGTATATTGGAATTCATACAGATCACAAACACTTGTTAAATATAGACACAACTCAAGATGTTATAGTAGGATGTCGAGACCCATATACGTTAGATGCCGTGAATAAAATAAGTGGATTAAAAGGTATATTATCATACTGTGCTACATGCACATTTGACATATACGATGATCCTCGTAGCGGGGTTCTTCGCAAATATCACGGAGAAAAAGAAATTCCGGATAATGCTCCATGGGGATTACAACTAGCAATGGCAGAAAACCTATTAAATAGATTAAAAACGGCCGAGTTAGTTTATACAGATCGGCTCCACATTGCTCTTCCTTGTATATCATTTGGGACACCCGTTATATTGATTCCCAGAAAATATAAACTGGAAAGGTATTCTCTATTTGATCGCCCAGAATATCCTGGCCATGGGAAAGTAGTTGAGTTAACATCTGGACTACGAGAACATTTTAATAAAACATTTACCAAAGCATTCAGTTCAATATTCAATGCTCCACTTTTTACAAAAGTGGAATGTTAGAATACGGCATTATCATCTGGTCTTAATCGAAGAATCCCCAATATATTTTTCCTAGCAAGTTTGTATATAAAATACGCAAACAGTGAACCAATCGCGAATCCTACAATAACTTGGAATACAGTATGATGATTACAATAGACTCGTTGCCACATTGTAATCAACGATGCAAGCAGGTAAAAGAGCAATATATTTCTCTGCTTGAGAGAAAAAAACACATAAATCGTTGAAAACATAATCGATTGAGTATGACCAGAAGGCATCCCAAAAATGTCCGGTATACCATTTTTGAATAAGTCATTATTGTGATTTTTCAAAAGCAGGTTAAATTTATCAGTATCAATGCTCGGTCTTGGTTGTTGTATTGTCACCTTTAAAAAAACATTGGAAATGGTGTTGAGGATTAACCCAACTATGTAATAAAATAACATATTTCCCTTATCACTCAATAAATAAATTGAGGTCCCAAATACAATTAATGGTCCCCAGTTACCTATTTTACACAATATACTGTTCTTCATATACAATAAGTCGCTTTTAAAAAAATCACTTTTTGGAAAAGTAGATCAAAATTTTGCTCGCTTTTTTAAAAGCGACCTAAATATAATCGCAAACAACCACAACCAATTTTTTATTGGGGCCATCTATTACCATAAATGGTTTTCCGCAACCAAAAATTAAATCGCGCGCTTTCAAATCATCACATACCTCTTTGCTTGAATGTGGAGGTATTTGTGTGTAATTTCCCTTCAAAATCCCACAACGGAAGATACGACAATTCAATTCAAGAATTTCACACATTTGTTTACAATGTGGACATTCCAAAACAATTGGATCATTAGACATACTAATATATACAAATTGTGTTTTTATAAATTTTCTAATCTCACAATATATCTTACCTTCCCCTCCTATTCTTCACACCGTTGACACCATAATCGTACTTGGCAATCTTGTTCAGCGCATTGATGAGTTTGATTTCATCGTTATCCGTGAGCGTGCCAATGTTTTCGCCAGTCTTCTGTCTCCACGTCCGCGTCGCATAGTCCATTACGAAGTATGCGTCGTATCCATTCGGGTCATTCTTACGCGTATGGTGGGAGTATTTCTTTCCGTCAACATCGTATTTCAGCATACGAATAGACGCGAAATGAAAAGGCATATACATCGTCTTACCGGTAGTGTTCTTGATACCGAACGCTATCATCTCGGCACCTCGGTTCAAGCGGTTCAATAATTTCCGCAACTCATCTTCGTCGTAATACTCTGTCAAAGTCGCGCCTTCCTGCTGAACCCAGTATCCACTTTCCCAAGTGAACTCAGTCTTTCCCTCGCTACTCTTGGTTATCTTTGTAGTCATATTTTGATGCTTACTATAAAAGTAGTAAAGATAATTCATTTTTTTTGTAAAAAATATCATTGGGGTTTGTATAAATTGAAAATCAATTATTTAGAAACTATTTTTGATATACTATAATGGCAACGATGACTACAAAGAATAGTGATTTTGATTCATCAACCGATGATGAAGAAGAAATTAAAAGCAATTGTAATAAGCCATGTAAAATTTCCAAAACACTTATTTATTCAAATTATTCAAATAATGAAAAGCTAAAATATTATCCAACATCATTCAGCTTTGATATAGAAGACAATATAATGGAAATTCAGTTTCATCCAATGTTTTTATGGAGATTGATAAATTATCAAAATAATGACTGTAATCAATTCAAAACACATATTTCCAAATATTTAAAAAAGCAGTTTATTATTTATGTTCATCCAACATTTGTATTCCACAATGATATCAAACAAAGTATTGAAAACGAATTATACAGCCAGATCACAATATTATACAATCGCTTACATAGTGCTATCAATCGCAATTATGAAATAGATAATATATTGGATGAACTGTTACAAAAAGCAGTAGATATACTAATGTGTATCCACTTTTAGAAAAAGTGGAGCAAAAAACCTTTTCAATTCAAAAATGTAAATGACAGTTTTACCCCGCCTAGTATTTACAAAGTTTTCATAATTCTTATGGAACGGGGTCCCTTCGGGAGGGGGCTTTGCCCCCGTGAATTAATACTGATATAAACACTCACAGATCAATGTAACGCACCAATCAGCGCCATTCAGATTCAATATGTTTCCTTTATCGTCGAGCAATTTCACAGCCATTCTGTCGATATCGACTGGTCCGAAGTAGGTTCTGATATTTTCTTGTAATGATCCGCTGAATTCAACGAGTAAAGATCCTGTGCTCACCCCCGAAATTTTAACGGGCACGATCGCTAGAATATCCGAGCTGGTCGGCGCTTTGGACAAATGGTTACTGTTATTGTTTCTATTTTTGTTGATTTCATTGATTGTATACAACTGGTTTCGCGTGAGCGTTCTGGGAGCGCTCGGCAACACAATTTGAGTTGGACTGTAATCGCCGTTGTATTTATCGGCGACCAAAAAACCATTGGATGCGGTTTGATTATTTACAATTTCATTCAAATTAGTTGCCTGCTGTCCAGGATACAAACAAGTATATGGCAGGTCTGGGGAATAATAATTAGGCAACTTCAACTTGTTTGATAGCTGTGTAATAGAAACCAAACTATTATTCACATGATTTTGATTGTAGTCATCAATCACCAATATCAAATATTTGGGACCATTCAAATCCAATACCGCGGGGGCAGTATTACCACTTGGGTCCACCCCAATGTACGGCATACGATACCCCATTATCCATCCAAGTGTATTATTCAAATAATAATTGGATTTGCTAATACAGTTTGTATTACATTGAAGAACGCCAGTAAAATCATAAAAGGTGATTTGGGTTTCTCGTGTTATGTTAAAGGATACACTTGAGCCATCAATTATACCATTAAAGCTTCCGTCATATAAGGACAGTGTGATTTTACCATTATTTTGATTGTATTGAACAGGTAATCCGTGAACAAACCCAAAGTGAGCACCGGTAAATGCGTCGTTGAGTGCTGTTGTAAAGCTGGTTGGAGTATAATTACCGGGTGATATGGAAACAGGCACCGAATAATTTGTGCTCGCATCAGTGATCCACAAACATGTATTGCCATACGCCGAATCAATCACATACCAAGTAAATGGGATTTGATAGGAATATAAACGTAAGCTAAGGGTGTCCTTGAGCGTATCAGACAAGTCAAGTGTATACTCGGTGGACGTCGAATCAATACCATTGGTAGATTGCCTAAATTGACTATCTAAATTAACAAATCGCGTAATAGTATTTTTCAAATTTGGGTTCAATGAGTCCTGCTTGACAGATACCTGAAAGGTATCATTTACACCCAATTGTTGTCGTTTCATGGGAACATGTGGATCGCCAAAAATGCCCACCTTTTGTTTGCGATCTGTAATCTTATCCACCTGTGTTTGGTTGGTCTGTTTTAAATTTTGATTTTCATACCATTCATTGACTTCCTTTTCACCAATCGGGTTGCCAGACATGGTTCCAAACCCTTCAACATATATTTTCTCACTTGGTTCAACATTGACATTATTGTCATCATTGTAGTTGTCATACTCAGCATCTTGTTGGTCTACAAAGTTCATAGAATATTGGAGCAATTGGCTTTGAACTTCGCGAAAAAAAACAGACAACACTGGATTACTACCTTTGAATTTTTCAATCAGGGTGTTTGTCTTCCGTGTAATTTCATCTGGATCCAAATCATCTACGTCAACAATTGCCATTAATTCGGATAAAGTATAATTTTCCACATTTGTATCAACATTGGATGACATTTATTTATATACTAAATGCTTTTAATAACTTTAAGAAATAACCTTTAAAAATCCACCTTTTCCAAAGGTGGAGCCAAATAAAAAACGATTTTGTTCCACCCAACCTTTTGAAAAGGTTGGTCCAAATTCACCCTTCGGGTGGGGGGCTTACCCCGTGAAAGTGACCCCGTTAAATTCATCAATGAATATTTTCTTTATTTCGAATTTCATGTCCATCCCATTACATTTGGGGTTATTCAACAATTTATCTGGCACTGTAATGAAGCCAGTTCCCCTCTTGAGGTGTGTCTTACCTTTAAAGAGTATCTGGTCAAAGCTTTCCACCATAGCCCGATTATATTCTATAAGTCGTTCTCTACCAATATGATAATTGCTCTTGTAAACATATCTGTTATAATTTCCTTCATCATACACACTGTAATATTTGTCGAGATATGGTCGATTTCGAACCAACCCAATCCCTTGGATTTTATTTGTCTCGTTGTTCATTTCAATAACAAATACAAGTGAGTCGGGTAATATTTTATGTGTGAACTCTTGTGGTGATCCGTATACGCAACATTTGTGTTTGCTACGATATTCAGCATTCCTATTCCAAGTTAAATTGGAGAATCGCGAAGATGTAATTGTAATCATTTGTATGTAATTAAAATAATAGTAATATATTATTTCAATTTTAATTTTCACAAGTAATAAATATATATGTTGAGCATAATAACTGCGTGTAGTCGACAAAAAAATTTATTACAAATTATTGATTCAATTAACTTTAATTTAGTGGATCAGTGGATTATTGTATATGATACATCCAAATCAAGATCTTACACTCATATATTTGAAAAATACCCTAAAATTAAAGAAGTTGATTGTAATACTCCGGGGGTTTGTGGTCATCCTCAAATTAATTATGGGATAGATATGATAACCAGTGGATTTGTATATATTTTAGACGATGACAATCTAATACACCCAAATTTTTGGAATGTGTTTCCAACACTTGATATGAATTACATCTACACTTGGGATCAAGTGCGTAGTTTCAATAGATCAACCAAAAAAGAGATAGTATTGAAAGGAGGAAATATTAATAAAGGAGAAATTGATACCGCACAATTTATAGTTCCCCGAAAATATATAGGTCAAACTCGTTGGATAGTTGATCAAAGATTTGGAGATTTTCATTTTATCAAAGAAATACATGATAAATATAATGAATTTTTTAAATATATACCAATTCAATGCGCATTTTGGAATCGTTTACAGCCATCATTTTTTACAAATGATATACTTGTAAAAATTCAAAAGACTAATATAAATATGAATATGAAGCCAAAAATGAATAAAAATAGTAAAAAGTCAAATGTAATTAGTAACAAAATTATATTTTACTAAATAACTATTGATTTAATTACTTCTATGTATAAATCAATTGTCTCAAGAGTCATATCAGTATTCAAGGGCAGGCAAACAATTCTTTTGAATAAATTATTGGAATAATCACAATTCAAATCTAATGGATAGTAATATTGTTTTAGTTACAATCATTTCAAAGATAATGTGAAAAATTATTCAAAAATACAAGATTATGTAATGTCGATGTTATCCAAAGTTCCCAAGGATGGTTTGTTACCATGTATATCATCATTCAATGGTTTTTCAATTTATAGGACCAAGAAATTTATGAACACCTATTATGATGGGCGCGTTCGAAAAGATTTAATCCCTACAACATATTTGATAGCACACGCAAAAGCAGCAAATTCGCCATTAATATACAAGGATTATGGAAATGTGAATGGATTTTATGAAGATTGTGAACACCGAGCTTTTCATGTTCAGGCAATTACTAACAGTGGCGCTAGAATAATGATATCGCCTGAAATTATGTTTGATTGATATTTATCATAGAACTAGTTGATTACTATGCGTATTATTCTTTGACAATTATTAACCCATAAAACTGAATAATGTGGTTTAGTTTGAAAATTTATTTTAGAAAGATAATATTATATGAGAAAAACAGTAATATTACTTATTATACCCGAGTTTAAAACGGAAGATGACATCACAAGATGGGATAATAACATAGAATGGGCATATTCAAATTATGATAAATATCCACTAGATGAGTCAATAGAAATTTCTATTGATCAAAGATGGGCGATTGGTTATGTAGCTTGGAAAAAACTCATTGAGTGTTTTCATATGATTGATACTGTAGATGTATATTTTATAAGAACAGACTTTAGGTTAAAGGAAAATCAACATAATATAGAGAATAATATTTTAACTGTAAATTTTAACTTTAATTATGGTCATATTATTTATAAGACATTGATTGGTATCAAACTTTTTAACAATCAATACGATTATATTATAAGAGGTAACATAAATACGATCATTGACATTAACTATATAAACAAATTAACACAGTTTTTACCTCCAGATGGCGTATTTTCTTCACCATTTTGGGAAGGTGGAAGTTATCCATATGGTTATTTTATGATTATTAGCAAAGATATAGCAAATTATTTATCACAAATAGATTTAAAAAACTCAACAAATAGATGGTTTAATGAAGATACAGCTGATGATTATGAACTAACGAATGTTATTTTGAAAAAGTTTCAATATTATGTTATACCTGGTTGTGATAGGCCGCGGATTTCTACAAGTCATCCAAAACAGCCGATATCAAATGTGAATAAACATGGAATTGTATTTAATTCAAATCCAATGTCAACTAATATACTCACCAATATAAAGCAATCCAATGACTCTGTATTTTTATATAGAATTAGAAATATAAATGATAATAAGTATTTTACTGTATACAAATGTCTTATTAAACATATATGGAATAAATTTGTAAGGGAAAAATTTAAAGATTTACTTTTTTACAATGAGGCAAATCACCTTGTTCCTCATCTAGAATACGAGAGAGATGAACAATTGCTTGTAGCCCAATATATTGATAAAGATGACATTGTATTAGAATTGGGCGCACGTTATGGTTCGGTGTCTTGTATTATTAATAGAATTTTAGAAAACAAATTAAATCAGGTATCGGTTGAACCTGATAATACTGTATGGTCTGCACTAGAAAAAAACAAAAAAATAAATAACTGTCTATTTCAAATTTACAAGGGCATAATTTCACGAAATAAATATAAACTGAAAATAAATGGATATGGTAGCACAGTAGACATCACGAACACAATCACTGATATGAAATCAATAAATACAGACAATATTACATTAGAGGAACTACAAAAACAAACAGGACTTATTTTTAATGTGCTTGTAGCAGATTGTGAAGGATTTCTAGAAGTATTTTTAGATGAGAATTTATTTTTATATACACAGTTGACAAAAATAATCTTTGAATGTGATAGAGCAGACGTATGCAATTATGAAAGAGTTAAAAATGAACTGGTAAAGAATGGTTTCAAGTTAGTAGAAAATGGTTTCCAGTGTGTATACAAGAAATAGTTACAATCCATTTTGTTCAATTCAAAAAATCCAATTGAGTAAATGCCTCCCTTTTGGAAAAAGGGAACAAAATTTTGCTCGCTTTTTTCAAAAGCGACTTCTATATAAACAGACAATCAAATTGAATATGGAATAATCAAACTATTTACATAATCCTTGTCCAATACAATTATTTTGGTTGTTTTATCCAATGTGCTATATGTAATTATGAAATTATTATCTTCGTTCAATGTCAATCCAATACAGTATTCAACTACCTTATTTTCAAATTTGAATGGTTCGCTATACCCCAATAAATTCATGTTCTTGTCAAAAACTACAAAAACATGTAAATATTGATTACGTTTTCCTGTAATTATTTTATGGAAATGAGAAATAAACCATATTTTATTATCATATTCTATGCCACATGTAGAACCTTTCAATCGTTCAAAGAATGGTGGAACATTTGAATTTGATTGTAACAGATTCAATGATTGTTTTGTATAATCAATTTTACATATGTATAGCGGATACCATTTATATATTACGCATAGCTCGTCATTATTATTGAAAAAAACCCAGTTCTTTTCCCAATTGAATGTAGTTGGAAATGAGGGTCTAATAAATTTTGCGTCAAACATATTACTAGTGAGATCTAGCTTGTTGGATACAATATCTATTTTACCTCTTTGTTTATTATATGCTGAACCTATGAAATAAATATCATCTTTAAATCTGAATAAACGAATATCTTCTACCCCCAAATATGGTTGTTTTGATTTTGTATCTGTAAACATATATTGTTCATTTGTTACATCAAATTTATCATCTAGGTATAAAATTGTATTATATGTTATCGTTTTATCACCACTTTTTTGAGAATTTCCTTCCTCATCTAAATAATAATTAATACAACGAACATTCATGATATAACCGGGTTGATTAAAAGGATTTTTAATTATTGCTGACGATCCTGAATTGAATAAAATTGGTTGTTTGTCTATCATTACAGAAAATTCAAATGATAAGTCATTATATTCTAAACAATTTTTTACAATTACAGAGTTTATTTGTTTGTTATTTTCCATTAAATAATGTATATAGATTATTTAATGTATTCAAACTAACTCCTCGCAGCGTTATATTGCCTGCGAGTCCCCTTTTTATTACTTTGATTGAAAAACACCTTCTTTGTAGCGGCATTGTTATTGCTTGGTATTTTTTCACAAAATACAAATACCAGCTCGTTTAAATCTTGAAACATATGGATGGTCTTATCAAATGTTATACCCTCGATATGTTTCACATTCGTTAAAAAATGTTCATAGTTATTTGTTACTGACTTATTCAAGAAATTTTGAACATCCTCTACATCAAGATTTATGTTATATTTGAGTATCGACAACAGTGAAAATTTTTTGGAACAATCCATCGAATTTCGTTTCAATAGTCCAATCATTTCTTCACGCGAAACATAATTTTTGGTATTCATCAAAAATGACTCTTGTTTGATTCGTTCAATATCACCTGATTTATTAATGTAAACAAAACGGGTGTTTATGTAATATACATCATCCTTGTAGAAGTCTTGGTATAATTTATCTGTTTCTTTAAATTTCTTAATCCAATCATCATTTAGTTCTATGTCCATTTTGTTGCTTATATATAGAAATAAAAAGGTAATCTGTTTCAAACTCACGGGGGCGGTGCCCCCGTAAACCCCCACCGCGGATTTGGACCAAGACGGGGGCGATGCCCCTCCCATTACTTCGTGCTGCTGCGCGATGAGGGACCCACCTCGTATACATTTTTGCTCCACTTTTGAGAAAAGTGGATTTGGCTCCACCTTTTTCAAAGGTGGATTTAGTCCGCATAATTATCGTAATTATCCATATATTCATATTCCGTATCAAGTTCTTGTTGTTTCTCTCGCTCCTTTTCTTCCAACTTTAACATTTCATATTCATACTCCTCATCAAGTTTATCAAAGTATTCATAGTCATAATTGGGGAATAAATACTGGCGCTCATATTCCTCTTCTCCCCATGTATTGATGTAATCTTGTTTCCAGTTCTCATATAAATCTGCTAGCGCCTTCATAATTACTGCTGGAGGTGCGGGCTTCAATCCCTGTCTAGACACCTTCTCGTTATTAGGTTGTCCTAACTTCTCAAAACCTTCTGGTAACCAATCATCATCGCCCTTTTCTTTCTCTTCCTCTTCCTTGACCCATGTTAACTTATTCATATAATTCATATTGCTCGCTTGATCAATCATCTGTTTGGATGGGACAAGTTCAGGGAATGATAATTTATCGGTAAGCGCCTTTTCCAAATCCGCTTGTTTTTTATCCTTTTCCGCCTGTATTCTATCGCGAAATGATGCCGGGCGTTGGAAACTATTGTTTTTAGGTTCATCAAAAATAGCGTTGCGTTGTGTGGCAACATATTGCTGTCTTGATTGTCTATTATTTCCATACTCTTTATTGTTTCCAGGTTCCTTGATATCATCCTTCAACGAACTGAATCTGGAGTTAGTAGTTTGCTTAAAAGCAATATTGGTTTTCATTGAACACTGACTGTTGTTATAATGTATACTAACAAGTTATATTTAAACCAATTTGATATTATTATTAACTTTTAGAAAAGTTATCAAAATTTTGCTCGCTTTTTTACACCTTTTCACTTTGAAAACGCCCTTTCTGGGGAGTTTTCACGAAACGCAGGCACTGCGTGCCTTGTGTCAGCGAAAAGTAACGGTTCCATGCGCATTTCTTTACTACGTTCATAACTTGTGAGAAATGCGCAAAGGTGTAAAAGCGAAATACAAAAAATTGAATTGATTATTACCATTTTCTATATTTCAAAAAAACTTATATTCAAACATAACAGTAAATGCCTTGTGGAAATTGCGGAAAAATGGGGCACAATAGGAGGACGTGTGATTATCTGGAACAAGATGATAAGATTAAAGTAGAATTTGACGAATGTATCATATGCTATGGCGAAGTATTTCAAGGTGAAAAGGGGAGTGTCAAGACGGAATGCGGACATATTTACTGCACAAAGTGTTTTGTAGATCATATGCGACGCAGCAATAAGTGTGCTATTTGCCGACGCGATGTATCTACACCAATTACGAAAAAAACTCTTACACCAGATGAAATTAACTTGTTGGTTCATGATTCGGTGTTAAATGAGGGTACATTCCGGATGATTTATACCGACTTTTATACCCAAGTTCGAGGAAGTCTTATGTACCAAAATGAACAAATAATCAATAACCGAGACAAGGAGCTGGTCAACAATGTTTGTTCAAATGTTTTGAGAGAAGTTCAATTAGATTATTGTGTATGGTTGGCTGGTATTAGTGTAGCACAAAGGATGGCGCTTGAGTATGAAAGGTAATCCACTTCCACTTTTTAAAAAAGTGGAGCAAAAAGCGTAGCGACTGTAAGCTTAGCATTTAAGCGAAGCAAAACCCCATACAATAGATTTTGCTCCACTTTTCCCAAAAGTGGAATTTTATTGTTTAATTATTATATATGTCTTGTTGTAAATATCCAAAAAATGCCAAAACATGTAAGAGAACTACAGATGGTAAAATATTTGATTTGCCGCGCAGATTTACAAGAAAACAGTGTGCTAATGTGAGGGGATTCACAATGCGTTCTTCTTGTGCTCCCTATAAGGGTTGTGGTGGTGGCAAATTATCTCGTCAGGCTGTTGCTGTATTAGCTGAAAACAATAATGGAATTACAGGGAAGGTATTATTTACTGAAACAAAAAATAAATTGAAAATAGAGTATGAAATTAATGGGCTGACCGATGGAAAACATGGATTTCACATTCATGAATATGGAGATTTAACAGATGGTTGTAAAAGCGCATGTTCACATTTCAATCCTTTTGGTAAACAACATGGTGGACTCAATTCACGTGACCGTCACGCAGGTGATTTGGGTAATATAGTTTCAAATAATGGTATCGCAAAAGGTGTGCTATTTGATAAGATACTTTCGCTTGATTACAAAAAACTAACGTGTATAGTAGGAAGAATGATAATTGTTCACAAAGATGAAGATGATTTGGGGTTAGGAGGAAATGAAGAGTCACTAAAAACGGGAAATGCGGGTGAACGCGTAGCGTGTGGAGTGATTGGATTAAAATCCACTCAAAAACGCTTTTAAAAAAGCGAGCAAAAAAAGTATAAAAGGGTCCCAGTAAGCCCCCCCCCCACAATAGATTTGGATTTTGCTTCGCTTAAAACCTTTTCCAAAGGTTGAGTGGATTTTAGAGCAATGCGCATTTTAAGTGCCGACTTTTTCAATCTTTATAAACCTTCAATGTCCTTCTTCGTGTATATTTCTTTTCAGTTTGTTTATTTTTATAGTAATCTTTATTATAAGCATAAATAAAGTAGTTTTCGTAGTGTTCTTCCTTAATTTTCTTAATTGATTTTTTAACGCTATTATCCAATTCAGTAAAAGTGTTCGGTTTGTCAAGTTTTACAAAATGCTTCATTTGATTGAAAAACTGCTCTATTGAGTTGAGACGAGGATGATAAGGACATGTATATACTAAAAAATTCCCGCTTTCTCGTATTATTTGTTTTGTGCTTTCTTTTTTTATGTATCTGTCCGTTGTCTAATACGAACAACTTTCCTTTCACTTTATTACATATCTTCGTTAGAAAGTCATTAAACCTATCCGCATTTACTGCTCCTTTATCATATAATTCACTTGCTATACATTCTTTGTTGTCAATCGCAACAACAAGTGAATATTTCTTGAATACTTCATTATTTGTTGTTTTCTTAACGCACCTATCGCCCAAGAATGCCCTACAATAGTTATGTGTTAGTGATGTGCTTACTGATGTTTCGTCTATGGAAATAATATCATCTAATTTGAACTTGTTTATCACATCAAAAAATGCCTTCAATTCTTCTTGTTCGTTTCTAACATTGCCTCTGTAAGTTTTTGGGAAATGTTTGAATGTTGCTCGTTTCCTGGTAATGTTATTATCTCTAAAAATATTTGATAAATATTGACGGGATATATCCAAATCAGGAAACTTTACTTTTATCAATTCGTGTAAAAAATTCAATTGAATGTCGTTGTGTTTCCGTATAGTTTCTTTGATAAACTGTATGTGTTCTTTCTTTAACTTATACGAACCAAGTTTTCGTGTTTTTCTATTTACATTATCATTTTTCTTATTTCGCTCCACCCATCGTTTCAAACTTCGTTCGATACATTCAAATATTTCACACACCTTAACATAATTTTTAATTTTGTCGTAATAATTTACCGCTTTTAACTTCAAATCAGGTGTAAATTGTTTAATTGTCATTTGAATAATTTGAGAAAAAAATGATATAAATATATCAATAATGCGTAATATATAAAATGACTGACTATAAATTTGGTTCGCACAATCCGCGTTTTTCTGGCACTGACGCAGAATGGAAACAACTAAAAGAAACTATTGCGTGGTGGAATGAAGATACTTCGCACTATCCGTATGTTGTTGTTATATGTCCGCATTGTGGTGCTAAAAATACACACAATTTATCAAACGCAGTTTTAGGAGAACATCGCGAATGCGATTTGATGATTGACAAAAAAGGTAAAAGGATTTTATACGATTGTCCTGGTTATTCCATTTGCCGTTGGATAAATACTCCAAGATAATTAAGAATTTAGGAAAAATATTTAAAAATAACGCAATTGTATATATAAGAATGGTTGAACCCATTGATTACAAACGATTATATGAATTGTCAATAATTGAAAAAGAACAGATTATAAATGAACGAAGCAAATATTTAGAACAAGTAAATAGTTTAACGAAAGAACTTAACGAATACAAAATAGAGAATTTTAGCAAGAAAAATTATTACCAAAAAAATAAGGAAAAGATTATTGAAAAGGTAAAAGAATACAATAAAAATTATGTAAAATCACCCGACAAGATTAAAGAATACAATAAACGGGCATATGAAAAACGAAAACAGAAAAAGGCAGAAGAAGGCGTTATTTTAGACGAATGATTATTTAGGCAAAAGTTTGAATAAATAATCATTTAGGAAAAACATTTAGAAATATTTTCTTTGTAGTATATATGAACGACCCCGACGAAGACGAACAAGTCTATCGTATCATAAAATGCCCTTTGAAATGTGTTTTGAAAAAACATGACTTTCTACAACCCATAATTGATAAGGCGGTTTTTGATATCAACGATATTATTGTTTTATCGTATCAATTTATACGATTGTATTTGCTTGATAAATACAATAACAATGTGGATTTACCTACAATCAATAAACAGTTTGTTTTAGATGTTATGAAAACTGTTAGTTCTGCTGATACAAAGGCGGGACAGAAAAATAATCCTGATAACATCAAAAATGCTACTGGTAAGGCGGATATCAAACGATTTTATGAAACAGATTTTTCTCAATTGGTTTCTATGAGACCATCTTATACTAACAAAACTCATATTCTTGCGACATCTGCTAATGAGATGATTACTTGTATTACAACTAACATTTCAACTCATTTTATAGACCATTTGTTTCGTTATATTCATTGTTTATTCAAACAACCGAAGTTGATTGAAATTAAGACTATGAAGGATAAGGAGAAACGAAAAGAGTTGTATAAGGTTCTTAACCAAGATATACGAGATTTGAAAAGCGATTTGATAAATGATAAAATCAAATTGTCAAAAACCGAATATCACGATTGGATTAAAACAACTAGACCGTTTTTATTTCCTAAAAAAATTACCAAGTCAGTTGCCTACGATGTAAAAGCAAATCCTGAAAAGTATATCAAACATTCGTTTTTTATCAATAAGAAAATAGAGGAAATGGGAAGACGACCTTACCAAGTTATTCCAATGCGAAATAACATTGTTCCTAAACATATTGTTTTGAATACAAACGCAATCGTTGATTTGATTGATGATAAGAAACAACTCATATTTAACTACAATAAGAGTGAGTTAGTTTTACACGCAAAGAAGCATCAATCTCATATTTGGAGTAAAATTCTAAAACTGGAAAAGAAACATATTTTCAAACAGAAAGATTATGTTTTTTACAATCAAATTATTACTGACGGATTTAGTTGTTCCTTGTTATTTATTTTGAAGAAATACAAAAATAAAGTGTATGGGGAAAGACTGCCTACGATGAATATGGAAACCGAATTTTCTAAACTGGAAGATTTAACGAAAGCACAGTGTGATGAATATTTACAAACGGATAAATATAAACTGGTTTCGTTAGACCCTGGAAAAATCCGTCCTATTACAATGATTGATGAGAATAACAAGTTTTTCAAATACACCGCTTGTAGAAGACGCTTTGAAACATATACGAAACGAAGCAATGCTATTATTTTACAAGAAAAGCAACGGAATGGAATTATTCAAAAGGAAACCGAGTTGTCAAACTATAAATCCAACACATTTTCAACTGCCGATTTCAAGCAATTCATAACCAAGAAAACAGAAATAAATAACGATTTGAAGGCATTTTACAGACAAAAGTTGTTTCGTAAATTAGCATTCCGTAGATTTGTAAGAACCAAACAGAGCGAAATTAAACTATTGAATGAAATAGAAAACACATATCTTACCAAAGAGGAAATAAAACAAGGTAAGAAATTGGTTATACTACACGGTGATTACAACAGAACCACACAAATGAAAGGTTGTATTCCAACACCAAATATAGGAATAAAGAAACTACTAATGACAAGATTTGAAATTGTTGATGTGAATGAGTATAACACAAGTAAGTTATATAATAAAACACTGAAAGAAATGGAAAATGTAGTAGTCAAACGAAAGAAGCATAAGAAATCACTCCACGAAATACTAACTCCAAAAGAGGAAACCAAACACCGTATTTTCGTAAATAGAGATGTGAATGCTTGTAAAAATATAATGTTGCTTGGTAAATGTTATTTAGTAAATCAAACAAGACCCGTAGAATTTACCAGAAAACCCGAAGTTTTACCAAAGACAAAAAGGAATAAATAGTTGTTTCATTAAGGTAGTAAATGAAATAACATAAGATGGGAATTTGCTTACCTACCAATTTAGTAAGCAAATAATAACCCCATTATATAGAATTTAGTCCCGTAAGGGAATGTGTGCGTGTGTGTTTTTTTTGCCTTTGGAAGTCGGCACTTAAAATGCGCATTGCTCTAAATATCATCTACATCAATTTCCTCACCGTCAACATGAATTGTCATAGGAGCATTTTTCATTTCACTCTCAATAATATCCGCATATTCATTTGCCTTTTCATCTGTGAATACAAATGCGTCCCCTGCCTCACCTTCTTCCAAATTCATATTTTTATTGTCATTGTTCGTAAATGCTGACCAATCAATCTTTACAGTCAGCTTCAACTTTTCCTTCTCATTATCTGTATAAACTTCTAGCAAATCACAATTCTGTAGCTTTTTTCCAGTTACAGATCCATTTTCCCATTCACGCAATCCAACCAGAAGCCACGATCCATTCTTCACAATATTATCACCCTTTCCGCGCCCCCGAAACTTACCACGGATGTGACAGAGCCTGGTTTGGCCATCATTCACACATAGAACATGACACATCCCGTTCCCAAGCACTCGTGTCACTTGCGCATACAGCTCAAACTCGCACTCCGCAGTTCTTAGATAAGTATTTGCCGGCTTAATAAAACTCTTGCTTGCCTTGCTTTTCGCCTTATTGCCTCCAGTTGTGTTCTTGACCATTTTCCTTGTATAATACATTCATTTATAAGCTTTAGTTTGATTTCAATTTTATTTTACATCTTTATTATAATGAGCGCTGACTTTGATTTTAATATTGCGAATTACACGATTGAAGAACTGAAAAATTTTATTGGATTGAAAAATGATAATGAGTATACTTATGACCAAGTCATTAAATTTCATGAGAAAATGGTGAAGATTATTATGATTGGTAATTAACTTTTATAAAAGTTATCAAAATTTTGCTCGATTTTTTTAAACCTTTTCTCTTTGAAAACGCCCATTCTAGGGCGTTTTCATCAGCGAAAAGTAACGGTTCCATGCGTATCTTCGATGCGCAAAGGTGTAAAAGCGATTATTAGTAAGCTACTTTCTCTATTTGTGTAAGTAGTTCTTCATCTACGTCTACGATTCCCTCACATTTATGCTCCTTGTAAAACGACAACCAATCCCGTTCCTGTTTAATTTTTCCTGTTGATTTCTCCTGGACTTCCAACTTCTGCTCATCCGGTTCCAAATTGAATCGTTCATTGAATTTCTCCTCATCATCTTCCTTTTCAAAGGTTACCTTATTTTGTTTTACACTGCCCCCGTGACTTTCGATCCTTGAACTCCACAGCGGCGAAAATGACGCGTGAAACAACCAGTTCTCACGGAATGCTTCCACCGGATCCGTAGTTTCTCTCGACAACTTAAACAGAGACAGGTAATTGTCATCGTCAATGTTATACTTACGCGCAACCGGCAGCACTTTATATTGTCTACCAGCTTGTTCTTCAATTGTATTGTATACATTTGTTTGTCCATCTTCTATTTGGATATACAAATTACGCCCCATCTTTACCTGCTTCAACACCGAAAAGTAGTGGACAACTTTGGCCAGGAACATAGTTCTGCGCAAAGGGTTCTTTTTAAAGTCGGTCAATGCCTTCGTTACATCAATGCGAATGTCCTGCTTGACGAAATATTCAAGTGCGAGCTTGTAGTTGTCTACCAAGTCGCCCTCTTGAATGTATTCTAGAATGAATGACCCAATCGATATGAAATCCACTTTTTTTAAAGGAGAATCATCTGTGACCAGAAGCTCTAGAATACCCTTGTTGTCATCACGCTCAATATCAAACTGTTTGACGATGTTCCTAACCATGAAGACATCGGTATTGTAGCGACGGATGATAAAGTTCTTCACAATTGCGCAAACGGAGTGTTCATCCAGCCCCTGTTTCATCTTGGTGGCCAAATATTTTTCAAATGCGGGGTTGACCGTCGCATAAAAGTCGTAGTACACTTTCCAAAACAATCCACAGAGATCATAACCCGAGTGAAAGAGTTCGTAGGCCCAAAACAGTGCCTTCTCATTCTTCTTTAGGAGAGATATTAGAAATGACACCTCAGCCTCATCCTTGGCATACAAATAGCGGGTGAACTGTAGCTGGGCAGTCATTTTAAGTTTTTGTTGTATTTCTTATATTTTTAAATAAACAATCAATTTTTTGAAGATCTCGTTCATTTTAGAAGTTACCATTTTTCTCTTTTTATTTGGTAAACCTTTTTTAAAGGTTGTTTCTAAAGGTTGTTTCTAAAAGTTATTTTTATATTCGTTTATATTAAATGACTGCTTGGAATGATTTTGTCAAGAAAATTTACTACGAGGGTAAAAAGAATAATGCTGCGTATCAATTCAAAGATGCGCTGAAGGATGCGAGTGCGCGCAAGGGTGAGATGGGAAAAATGGCTGCGGGACCTTCTGCGCCAAAAAAGTCCAAGAAACGCGGTAAGTCTAGGGGTTCTAAGGGTAAAAAGCGCAAGAGTGGAACTCGTAAGCGTGGAAAGCGTTAAGACCGCAATTTTTCATGTAATGCGTCAACATCAGTGTGTATTTGATCAACAAAATCCCAGTTATTGAAATCACAATATAATTTTTTATAAATTAGTATTGTGTTTTGTATCGTATTTCGGTTTTCTGGAATTGGACTTATGTTTTTAACAAGTAGGTCAAGTAATTTACTAATAATTGTCCCTTTTAATGAAAATGTGATTGTAATATTTCCAAATAAGTGTGAATATAGCATACTAATACCATAATTGTCCCATGTATCCATGTATTTCAACACATCTGCGGTTATTTCGGGGCGCCCTTTGTTTACATAACGGTTTAAAAACGTTAAACACTCATTGCGATGTAAATCATTATAACGTTGAGAGAAAAGATGAAGAATCGAAATATTTTCAATAAATTTATCACATATAACTACAATTAAATCATCTGTCAATACATCAATCTTATTCACAATCAAATAAAACAACAAATGGATTTCTAGAGGTTTGTGGGTAAAATCCTTTGTCTCACGTATCAAATCTGTTATCATTTGTTCATTAACATGTTCAGTTTGAATAGATTTATCAAACTTTTTTAGTTTCGGCTTATAATATTCATCAAATGACAAGTATTCTGGAGAAAAATTATAATAACAGACCATATTTTGATGTAATCTGTAGAAACTATTCAATAAATGATAATATGAATCAATCGCATGAAACACCACTAACTTTGGAGAAGGTAATGAGAGAAAAAAGTCATCAAAATCAACAGATTTGTATTGTAAATACTTACAAACCACGGGGGCTATGCCACCTCCCTCTGCCCCCTCTTCGGGAATAAAACCCTCATAATTTTGGTTCGACCTTTGGAAAAGGTGAATTTTTATGTGTTCATATTTAGCAATACAATCATAATATAGCTGCCAATGAGGAATTTTACGTAGACGCTCGCTAATTTGTATTTCATTCTCAGTAAAAAAATTAGCAACCTTTACAAATGTTGTGTATTGGGGCATATTTGTTACGGTTTCATCGTGTGAACCAATATTATGAGATACTAGGTCAACATTTATAGATGCCACCTTTTTAAAATGTTGAGAAAAATCTATAGAAGGGCTTGAGTAAAGATCAAGCCCAAAGTCATTTGATTCTTGGTTAGATGGGGTGCTCATTTTTCATACTGCTATTATAAATTTAACTCCTTATTGTCATAAAATATCTATTTTTGTAAGTTTTCTTCATTTTATATTGAATTTCATTTGAATCTGTAAAACCTAGCTCAACAAGATGTTGAACTTCCTGTTCTAATAACTGGATCTCTTGTTTACAAAAGTCAAGAAATCCCGTAGAAGGCTTGATATTGCTCAAATTTGTCTTGATGTGTTCATCCATTGCCGCCAATAGATCTTTTCCAACACCCACATAATCGCGTCTTGTAGTTGGTGCCTTTTTTTCAGTGCTCTTTTTTCTAAAATAATATCTTGCGCTTTTGAACATTTTATCTATTATATCTCCCTTGTAACCCAGGTTTGTAAGGCGCCGGACTTCGTCACTTACCATTTCTTCATTTTCATCGAGCCATTTAGTCCATGCCTCTTTAAAATCTTTACGATGGTCATATTGATGTATCTTGGCAAATCGAGATAACTGCTCGACAAACACGTCATCAAACTTGTAGCGATAAATATTTGCCTGTGTTGTCATTTTTGTCTTGGTTACATTCAATAAGAATAAGCTTTTAATTTCAATTTTTTATTCTTGATCATAAGTATGAACGCGGATGTTTATGCTTTGTATCGCCAGCCATATTTCGACACAAAACAGCAAACATATAGGAACTCAATTACGATAGATATGAAGCCCAACGGCCCGCTTGGAGCTATTGTAAAACAAATTAAAATTTCTCCCACGGCTCAGCCGGGCTGTTATCCTGATTGTCAACCTATATGTGCTTATGCGTTATTATCGCTAAAGAGTCCTTGTAGGCTAATGACAATTGAAGAACTTCCTCAACTTTTTGGATTTTTAATGTCAAATGGTTACAAAGTGGATACAAGCATAACTAAAATGTTGAATAATAGCGATATTCGAACGCAACCGGGTAATAATTTGATTGCGTTTATCACAAAAAATTGATATAGAGTTATTGTATATTTGAATTATACATATACAATAATGGATTATACTCGAGAAAAGTCGAATAAAGAAGAGAAGGATGCTTTAATTGCGAAATATATGTCACAATTGAATGACCAACAATTAAAGGCCCTTGAATTGGCACAAAAACATTTGGGAACATCGTTTAATATAAGTAAAAGCAATGGGTTTAAAGAATGGGTTAGTAAAATTTGTTGTAAGGATTAAATTTCACGCGTTTTGTTTTGTTTTTTTTCTTATTACCGGTGAATTCGCGTATCGAGCGATCAATTCGTTTTAAAATACCATTTCTCTTGCGTATCATACCTCCAATTTGTTTTTCGGTTGGCATTGATTGAGTTGTAGGGGCAACAACAGACGTAGGAGCAACAACAGACGTAGGTATATTTTCTTCATCTAATACTCCTTTCACTGCGTCAGCTACCTCACCGGCACCTTCTACCGCAGTTGCTGCGACTTTCAAGCCGGCATCACCGATTTTTACTAATTGATGTACCTCATCGGCAAGCAAAACCGCCGTTCCCAACACAGGTACTGCTTCTACGAAATCTATACCGGCGCGAACTACCGCTGGGCCTGCCTTTTCCGCTGCTTTTGTTGCGACGTCAATTGTGTTGCTCACACTTTTTTCAACTGGTTCTTTCACAGCATCTGTTAATTTTGTTGCTAAAACACCGGCTTCATCAATCGCATGTTCAGCTTTTGCTTCAATCACTGGATTATTTAATGCCTGAATTGCGGTTTGAGTTTTATCCCATACAACACCCTTCGCTGTATTAAGAATGCCAGTTGCTTTATTAGTAACAGAGGTTAGGAAAGAAGAGCCAACATTAGTTATATTCGTTTTGGCGCTGGAAGCGGCGCTTTTCGCAAAATCAACTACACCTGGCTCAACAATAGGCTCAACGACAGGCTGAGCAACTGGTTGTTGATAAGGTTGTGTTGTGACGGCACCGGCACCACCTCGATATTTCTTATTTGTTTTTGCGCGTTTTACACGTTTTCTAATTGTGAGTTTTCTCATACTTATACTACTACAAGTTTATATTTTGTTAAATAATAACTACAACTTCATTTGTTTTTTGAAATCCGCAAATGACATCTTGTATTTCTTATTCACCAGCTTTTTATCTACTTTTATTAGAACGCTGAAATTATTTATTTTGCCTTGATAGGAATATCGGTTGGCATTCTCTTTTAATATAACCTTTTCATTTCGATTATTTGTATTGGTGCTTTGAATGTTATTTTTAGAAGGTGCTCCGGTATTCACTCGTCCAGTACCTGATTCCGTATTATAGCTTTTAAATTTCGCAAATACACTCTTCTTTTTGACTTCTTTGTCTTTTTCTTTTTCTTTTGCTTGAAGTTCCTGTTCTTTTTGTTCATTTTCTTTTTCAATCAGCTTTTGTTCATAGTCTTTCAACTCTGCCCCCATATCAATGTATAATGGTCTACATTTATATGTTATAACATACTTTCTACAAGCAGTTTCGAGATATCTATACGGAATTGAACAATCACTGTAATATTCAAAGGTTTCGCGTTTGTTATTATATCGCATTATGAGATTTCCCAGAGGTGTAGTTTCAAACAAATAACACATTGCTAATCTTTCGAGACGTAGTCCATTGACGTATTGTGTCGCATCAAGCTCGACTTGTTCCAATATACCAGCTAGCTTTGCTTTCAGCTTTACAATCATGTCGTTTAATGTCTGTTTTTTTTGAGTAGATACTTCCTTATTTGTCTCAAAATCGTCATCGTCAATATCAGTCAAATCTTGTTCGCATGTGGCGATTTCCTGTTTTATAGAATCAATCTCCTTTTTTACAGGCGACAATAGTTCCTCATATTTTTCATTTTTACTCAATTGATCTTCATTGCTCAAATAAATTGTATTCAATGTATTTTGTAGAGTGTCCACATATTTATCTTCATATTTTACAATGACAACAGATTTTATTTCTTCATTAGTTTCTTTATCATTTTCAATCAAACAATATGCGTTTGCGAAACTTATGATTTTATAAGACGATGAACAAAATAAAAATAAATAGAGCAATAATATAACAATTTCCATTCTATTACATTGGGGGGTTATTTTTAAGCGTTTACAAACAAACCTTATAAAATCAATTTGTTATCTTTTTTTCAAAAGAGAACAAAATATTATGCGATAATAGTCGCTTAAATTCTAATCTTTTTGCTCCACTTTTCTAAAAGTGGATTTCATCAAACAACATTGTCATTTCCTTTTCCAAGATAGGAACTTTTATCAACTCGTAAGACTTTTCAACCGCATCTGGGTGAAGCCTTACCAAATACAAATCAGTAACCTTCTTATCATATTTCGCCTCAAGTATAGCCTTGTAGGTATTCAACTGAAGAGCATAGTGCCAGAAATTTGAATCTGGAATATGCGAAATAGAGTATGTCGATGCGAAACGTTTGTACGGGTTGGTTCGCGTAATATCTTTTGAACGTTTCCAATCATAAATTGCCAACGTTCCATCTGGATTTTCATAAACCATGTCTATGGACCCAGCCAATTTCAAGTCTTCGTGATAAATTGTCCACTCTGTACGATACGGTTTCAAATGTGAAGTATTCTTTACAAAATCAATGAAGTAAGCCCATTCTAGGCTATCGTTCCCACCCACATTCTGTGAAACCGCATACAAATCCGCATGTGTATACGGATATTCAACGTCAACACTGTTCATAAAACATTCGATCTCATAGTGCATGTCAGTGCCAGCTCCTGCAACTGCTGCTCCATTATCAGACCACTGCTGTTTGATTTGTTCAGCGGTCATCCCCCAATATTTGTGACCTTCTTTCCAGCCCTTTCCCTTCATCATTTTTGAGATGATATCATCGGCATCGAACTTTGGAAAGTGACTATGATTCCAAGTGGTCACCGAAGTGTATTTGCTGTTAGGATCGGTAACTATCGTATACTTGTGTCCCTCTTCGGCAAACTTTATGTGCGTGTCGCGCATATGCGCATTCCTCTGCGCCAATATGTTATTTAGAATGGATGGCATTTTATCTTGATGTAACTTGGGTTGAAATGGATTTTAATTTCAATTTTTTCCACCTTTCCACTTTTAGAAAAAGTGGAGCCAAAAGCGTAGCGACTGTATTTTGTTCTCTTTTTCTAAAAGTGACGTGGAGTAAAATGCTCGTTGATTTGGCTCAACCTTTTTCAAAGGTTGATTATAGTCTCACATACAGGCTACGTTTCTTATTACGTCTTGTTGAATTGCGCCTTGATGTTGAGCGTCTTGAGCTTGAGCGCCTCGTCGATGGTCTTTTTTTGACCATTATATACTTTCTACTCTGCTTGGGTTTGGGGGTTTCAAACTGTAATACCATTTGCGGAGTCTCGTTTCCAAAATCATTGATAAGTCTTTCATCAAGAGATATCTGGGGTTCTTGGGGATTTAACAACGCAACTAGATCTTCATTAGTTAATTGAGAACTATAATGGTTCTTAACTCCATCATCCTCAACATCTAGAGATATATTCGCAACGGATCCATTATAATCTGCTTCCCATTTAAGCTTGTTCGTTTTGCTGCGTCCATTACTTCTTATAACAGTTTTTGTAACACCTTTGTTTTTAATGTTCAACATATAATAACAGCATATTATTTTACAAGACCGCTTTTTAGAAATCCACTTTTGAGAAATCCACTTTTGGAAAAAGTGGAGCAAAATGGGGGATTACGGGGGCAAAGCCCCCGTGTGGAGCAAAATGGGGGATTACGGGGGCAAAGCCCCCGTGTGGAGCAAAATGGGGGATTACGGGGGCAAAGCCCCCGTGTGGAGCAAAATGGGGGCTTACGGGGGCTTTGCCCCCGTGTGGAGCAAAATCAAAAGGAGTTGTGTTCTATTTTTCTAAAAGAGAAAGGAGGGGTTCGGGGAACCTTGGTTCCCTGATATGGGTTTATTTCAATATATTTTTCTAAAAGTATGTAAATATGGAGCTATCATTTGAAGAAATTCCTGGAACAGAAGAGACAGTGTCTACACAATTTGAAAATAACTACTGGGATAATAAACCTGATCACAGTGCTCAAAAAAAGGCTCGATTTTCATATGATGATATATTATCATCTTTGAACTTGGTTGTTCAAAATGGGGTGTTAAAACAGATACAAGTTAAACCTACGCCGAGTCAAGGACAGAACCAAAACCAAAGTCAATCCCAACAGCAACCACAGGCTCGAGACCAAAAGTCTGTTTCATTTGATCCTCAAGTGAAGAACAGTTACATATACAATAAATATTTTAAGGATTACGCACAACCTGGTGCGCCCATGGAACCGGAGGTGCCATTAACACCAGAACAGCGCAAACAACAGGCGATTAAGGATTATTTGGAGCGCGTTGCCGCTCGAAAGAGAATTGAGCAGATCAAATCTAGAAAATTACTGTTCAATACCAATAACATTCATGTAGCACCTAATAATGGAAATCTAAATAAACTATTTCGGTTTAACCGATAACTTTTTAAAAGTTATCAAAATTTTGCTTGCCTTTTTCCTTGATTCGCTGAAACTTTGTGAAAAAAGCAAAATTACATTTTTTATTATACGTTATTTACTGCTAATTCTTTATGAGATAATTCTTCCACCTCGTGAAACTCTAGATTGGTATTTTCTTCATCTTCTTCCAATTTGGTGGCGCTTCGATTAGTCTCTTTTGTAAAAGTAGAAGAAAAATTTTGCTCCACTTTTTCCAAAAGTGGAGATGATGAATTCAACTTTAAACTTCTGGAATAGGACGGGAATTCTGGTTCGCGCTCAGCCCTTTTTCCAGCATACATTTGATGTAAAATATGTTTCGTATCATACAATTCACTTGTAAGTGTCTCTATTGTTTGTATCAGGATGTTATTTGATATTTTTAGGACTTCATCGGCATTCGTTGCCTGTTGATCCACTTTTGGTGAAAGTGAAGCAAAATCTGTATTTGTTTGGAGTCCCTTCGGTGTCCCCTGTTGTTGTTTGGTTTGTTGTACATGATTTTTTAATTTCCATTCTTCATATTTTTGCCGTTCAATTTTCTCTTCATCTGGAATAGAATAACAAAAGGGCCAGCAAACAATATTTCTTGTTTCGCGTTGTTTTCGTTTTATCTCTTTTCGCATTTCGGCTTCTTGCTTTCGTTTTGCGTCTGCTTTCATTTTCGCAATTCTCTCGTTTTCGATTATTTGTCGCTCTTCATCTTTTATTCGAATCTGGTCATCCTCCTCTTTATCTTTGAATGGGTCCATTATTCCACTAATAAATTTGTTGATGGTCTCGGGTTCTTTCAAATTCAATGTTCGATTACAACAGAAGAAACTCAAAAACCAGTGGCTCTTTATCATTTCAGCATTTTGTATTTCTTGTAAGAACATTTGGTCCACAATTGAAAAGGCAGATTTCAATACAAGGATTTCTTTTAAGTAGTCCCTTTTCAAATTGAATAATGTTACCAGACGCTTTTTCTGGGCTGGCTCCAGCGCATACTTGGCTTCTTGTAGTTTATTAATGTAACGGATCTCATTTTTAATGTTTTTTAGAGAGCTGATTGCCCGTTTTTTCTTATCCTCTATCTTCTTTATTATAGAGAATACGTTCGTATTGTATATCACGGGATACATTAGCCGGATTTCACGCGGAACTATAAACTGATTGGTTTCTTTGATTTCGGCAATCTTGGTCTCCACCATTTCCAGCGTTTGAATCAATTTTTGTTCAATCCTGTCGAATTTTCCATTACTTGTGTCATTATCATTATCACTGTCAACTATGCCATCCGGCAATAAGAGAATCGATCCTGAGGTGAATTCAACCGTTGATTGTATTTTGTCATATTGGTGTGCCGATATCTTATATGCCTCTGCTCGCGCATCTAACTTTAAATAATTTACAATTGCTAGTAAAAATGCTATCAACGCATTGACTGATGATATCAATATTGCGCCCCACGAATATTCCTTTATAAATGTTGCTAGAACGGTTGCGGTAGTCGAAAGAAGTATCGCCGGCATCATAAGGTGGTTTAGTCTTGTCTCTGAGAATGTTTTTGCCTCCATATAAATTATTTTTTGACCTTTCAAGTAACTTGCCAAGATATCAAGTGAGTTTGAATATTTGTGTGGTTTGTCAAAATAGTTACTGTCTACTAATGTCTCAACTTGCTTATAAGAGAGTCTCTTATAGGGGATCTTTGTTCCCATCTCAATATCGGGTGGGTTTGGATTCACGGGTATCATCATAGTCTCCGACTTTAAATCGTCATTGTTTTCGCTTTCGCTAGTATCTTCTAAATCGCTTCCTTCTTCTACAGCATACATAGATTCGACATTTTCGACATATTCGGCAGCTCTATAAGATGATTTATTTAATCCACTCAATCGAATCACTTTTCCAATCTGTTCCATTCTAAAATATGAAATTAAATTATTTCATATTTTACAATTATATATGTCTCAAACACGTAGAAATAATCCTGTGAAAGGATGGAAACGAGAGAAGCCTGGTTTTCACCAGAAAACCGTAATGTTGAAGAAGTGTGGGCGAAAGTGTTTCCTTGGGCCAGGCAAATCATTCCCAATTTGTAAAAAGAATACGTGCAGAGTTAGTTCTCATGGTGTGTATGCGGCATACATGAGGTCTCGCCAATACCGGAATAAGAGTCGCAAATACAACAAGATATCTAGGCGAGCAGAAAAAATGCTTGTGAAAATGGGTGAAAAACGGGGGTAAGCCCCCATTAAGGAGGGGTTCGAGGCGGGCTTTGCCCTACCGTCGCGCCTTAGAACCTTGGTTCCCTGGTTTGCTCCCTTTTCATTACTTCGTGGAAAAAAGCGATTTTCTAAAAGTTATAAAAGTGAATATATTAATGAAACGGATCCAAATACAACCTTTAGACAAGTGGGGGTTTTTTTTCGATATTGAACGCGGGAATTCTAATGAACTTTCTAATCAATTCACAAATTTGTATACAATCTATGAATGCGAGGAACAAGAGGATACCTCAAAATGTATAAATTGCTATATGGAAAACACGGGGGTTCCCAAGGAACAAGCGCTGTGCGCGACGGTAGGGCGAAGCCCGCCCCGTAAGCCCCCCTTTATCTGTTTTTGCTCCACTCAACCTTTAGAAAGGTTGAACAAACTTTTACTCCACTTTTTCCAAAAGTGGATTTTTCCCAAAGCGAAATGATCTTACTCGTCTTGTAGGTAACGGTTCCTTCGCCGAGTTTTTCGATCTACTGCTGTATTGATTTTTTTTGCGGTGTATAATAAAAGAGAGTTAGTTGTGAGTGAATCCAAATTCAACTTGGCTATGCGGGTTGCTGTTACATTTCCTGCCAGTGTAAATTGACCTGTAACGTAAATACTATTATCTGTATCAGGTAGCGTGAAAGATGTAAAATTATTGCAGGCACATGAATACGCCCAACTAGTGCCATCAAATGTAGCAACTTGTGTTTCAAATACAGGACCAGTATCGATAATGTTGATGAAGACACACGCAACAGAGATGTCACTATTTAATGTGGCACAAATACTTGTTGTTGCTATTATAAAAGCATCTTTTAGTCCTGAACCGATGATTGACCAATCACTTGAAACCAAATCCCATTTGGCGATACCCTTTACATCAATACCTCCAGCATTATTCCAAATTCCACCAACATACAAACTATTATCTGGTAAATTGTAGAATATATATGCGCATACTTCTTGAAGGCCAGTTAATCCAGAACCAAGGGCTGACCACACATTACTTGTTATAGACCACTTTGCGATGTTATTCATTGTGTTACCGCTTATATCAACAAAGCT